AACACCAGAACTTGATCTAGTTTTCATTAACTGTATTTGATATCTTCCACGTTCTCGCATTGCACGACTTGTAAATATACCAAACACATTATCAGCAGTATTAATTTTACTTAATCCACCTGCGATATGACTATGGTCAAACTCAATTTCTTCTACTGCTCCACGATTCAACTGTGATGCTGTAATCATTAATATGTTAAATTCTCTTGCCAAGTTACGCAGTTCTTCTGACACATACTTGTCTTTAACAAATAAATCATTTGGTGATACTTTAGCACTCACAGGCATAACTAAATCTAAATAGTCAACCATGATAAAATCAACTTTCATTCCTGTCTGTACCTGTAATTCTTTAAGATAACTTCTAATTTGATTCACATTAGATTGTGCTGGCATATACTTGATACGTAACTTACCTGACTTCTTGCCAACCATCTTGACTTTCATTTCAACTGTGTCCATATCTTTAAACACTTCTTTTGTTGAAACATTAGCAACCATTGAATCCATACGCATAGCACACAAGCCTTCGCTCAATTCCAATGTTAAGAATACCCCATTGAGTCCTTGTTGTATCCAATTAATTGCTATGTTCTGCATAAACAAACTCTTGCCACTACCAGAGCCACCTGCAAAGATGTTTAGTTCTCCTCTGTTCATCCCACCAAACAATCTTTTATCTAATGTGGGCCATCCTGTACTTAACTGTCCGTTGTTATCTTTAATTGCCAACAGTCTTGTCCTTGGATCTTCAAAATAGTCTGTACCCATGTCTTTAGTTAAACTAATTTGCACTGCGTCTTTAATTAATTTTTCTACTGGATCATACTCGCCTTTCTCAAGTAAATCTGCACTCTTAAGAATAGCACGTTCTAGTTCTTTCTGTCTAGTGAATCCTTCGAACTCAACCATAAACCAGTCATAGTGGTCCTCAGTTAGATCTTTGATAGGGTTCAGCTCTACCTTAGTTACTGCTAGTACCTGTTCTGCTGTTGGCAATGTTTTATGTTTATCTGCATGCTCTAACAAAAACTTAGCCGTTTCCTTATAGTTCCTATCAAAGTTTTCTGGATTATAGATGTTCTGCACACGCACAAAACTCTGTGCATCCTGCATCATCATTTCTAAAAACAGTTTCTGTAGTTCTGGTGTGTATTCTTTTGTCATATATATTTAATTATACAGTTTTTTACGCATAATCTCAATCTTGAGTTTGCTCGTTTCTTTTGCATCTATTATTGATTTTAGTACAAATAGTTTACCGTAACGTTGTACAGCTTCATTAATGTCTTTGCAAGTTTCCTGCCACACTGGAAAACTTGCTGTCCACCCATATTCTTGTGCATCTTTTAACAGTTTACTACCTGCTTGATCTCTGTCAGCAACAACAATGACTTCTCTGCCCAAGCTGTCGATTATATCTGCTTGTTGCTCACTTATTTGATTACTCATAACAGCAACGCCATCTACACTCATAGCATCAAATGGACCTTCACATACAATAACAAATTTCCAGTCTGCTAGTTGTCTATCAACATTAAACACATATCCTGTGTCAAACTTGTTCCAGTACTTTGGTTTTACATCGGGGTCTACTGCACGTCCTATATATCCTATTAGTTTTTTGTGCCAATAGCAAGGAACAATAGCACGTTTATGCATATTGTTAGCTCGGTCATCAGTGACATAAAAATCATATTCTTGTATATCTATTTTTCTATCATATACATATTCAAGTGCTGGGTGAGCCTGTTCCAAATCTTTAAAACGCACACTGTCTTTAGGTAATGGTAATGCTGTAAATTCAACTCGTTCTTCTTCCGCTTTAACTTCCTCAGGACTGACTAGTTCTCTTATACGTATAGCTTCAATGACTAATCTTTGTACTTCATTTGGATCTGCACCAAACCAAGACATCAGTTTACGGAATTTATAAGTTAAGTGTCTACCAGGTTGATAACTGGCTTTGAAGTTACAATTAAAACAGTGATATGATACTGACCCATCTTGGTTGTTTGCTATACCACCTCTGCCACGTCTGTCAGGTGTTTCGCCATTGTGTTCACAGCAGACAGCATTAAAACTTGTCCATCCACTAGGGCTTGTCTTCTTTTTTGTAGGAAGAATAGTTTTTACAAAGTCTTGAACGGTGTTAAGCATATACTATATTATACGCTAGTTTACACAAAAAATCAAGTATTTCTACGATATTCTGAACCACTCGCTTACTGTGGAACTATAAACGAAGCTAACTTTGGTGTCAGTGACAAGAGCAATGTTCGATTCTGGAGCTGTCACTGATACCCATGGTGACAGTACTCGGAATGTTTCAACAGCTACATTAGATGATATCGAAATTACTGTTCCGTCAACGTTAGCATTAGGTAATTTAACATCAGCCCAAAAACTAACTGGTGGCACAGCAGGTGTAGGAGTAATCAATACATGTGTAGTATGTACATTAGCTGTGATTGCTAGGTTAGCAGTTGGCAGATAATGCTGTAGTGTAACTTTCGAATCACCGGAATCAACATATCCTTTCATTGCAACATTGGCTGTGTTGACTGTTGCCGTGATAACACTATTTTGTACAGTATTTGCGAAATCAATATACCCTTTGATTCCAATATTAGCAGTTAGTACTTTGTTATCTGTATATCCAATTTGCCCAATATTGGCTGTTGTAACCTTGTTATCTGTATAACCGATTTGACCTATATTAGCAGTTAGTACTTTGTTGTCAGTGTAACCTATCTGCCCAATATTAGCAGTTAGTACTTTGTTGTCAGTGTAACCTATCTGTCCGATGTTAGCTGTGTTTACTGCCGTGGTTACTCCTGTAATAGCACCTGCTTGTAAAGTATTGGCAAAATCAACATATCCTTTCAGCCCAATATTTGCTGTTGCTACTGCTGAAGTAATAGCACCGGCTTGTATAGTGTTAGCTGTGGTAACTTTATCATTTATGTACCCAATAATTCCAACGTTGGCTGAGTTTAACCCTGTTACAATCTGGTCAGATTGTATTCCGTTAGCAAAGTTAATATACCCCAGCATACCAATGTTGGCAGTTAGTACTTTACTATCTGTATAACCTATCTGTCCAATGTTTGATACATTAATTTGATTAAGAGTGTAACCTATTTGTCCAATATTAGCAGTTGTAACTTTGTTGTCAGTGTAACCGGTCTGTCCAAGATTTGCTGTTGTAACTGTATTAACTGTGTAGCCTATTTGTCCAATATTTGCTGTGTTTACTTTAGCAGTAATAACTCCGTCTTGTACAGTATTAGCGAAATCAGTGTAACCTTTCATGCCCACATTAGCTGTTGTTATTGCTGTGGTTAGTGTAGTGTATGCGTTAGCATCATCGTTGATTGCCGCGGCTATCTCTACCAATGTATCTAGTGCCGCAGGTGCCGCACCTATCAATGAAGTAAATTCGCTGTCAACGTATCCTTTCATACCAATGTTAGCTGTTGTTACTTGATTGCCTATGTACCCAATGATAGCTACATTAGAAGCACTAATTTGTTGTGATTGGATAGTGTTGGCTAGACCTATGTAACCTTTTACTCCAACATTGGCTACTTGTATTTGTTGTCCTATATACCCAATGGTCCCAATGTTAGATATATTAATTTGGTTGAGGGTATAACCTATCTGACCAATGTTGGCTGTTGTGGTTGAGTTATCAACATATCCTCGCATGCCAATGTTAGCTGTTCCTACCACAGAAGTAATAACGTTGTTCTGTACAGAGTTAGCGAAGTCAATATATCCTCTCACACCAATATTAGATATATTAATTTGGTTGAGAGTATAACCTATCTGTCCGATGTTAGCTGTTGTGGTTGAGTTATCAACATATCCTTTCATGCCAAGGTTGCCAGAATCGACCTTACCAATCATGCCAATGTTAGCTGTGTTTACTCTAGCAGTAATAACTCCGTCTTGTACAGTGTTGGCAAAGTTAGTGTAACCTATTTGCCCAATGTTAGCTGTGTTTACTTTAGCAGTAATAACTCCGTCTTGTACTGTGTTAGCAAAATCAACATACCCTTTTAATCCTACATTTGCCTGAGTTACTGTTTCGTTTGTAAATCCTACCTGAGCAGAGTTAGCTATTGATATATGTTGTGTTATATATCCTACTTGTACAGTATTAGCAAGATCAACATACCCTTTCATTCCTACGTTAGCAGTTAGTACTTTATTATCTGTATAGCCTATCTGACCAACGTTTGCTGTGACAATCGATGTTGCAACTTTGTTGTCTGTGTACCCTATCTGACCAATATTAGATATGTTAATTTGATTCTGAGTATAACCTATCTGGCCGATGTTGGCATTGGTCACGGTTGCTATGGTACCACTATATGTTGGTAAAAATGATGTTACATTAGCATTGCCGTATCCAGGTACAGCAACACTGTCGACATATCCTTTCATTCCAACATTAGATGATGTTATACTGTTACTAAGTGAAAGATATACATTAACATCATCATTGATAGAGTCTGCTATCTCACCGAGTGTATCTAATACTCCAGGTGCTGTTCCGATTAACGTAGCGATATTGGCCGATACTGCATTGTCAACATATCCTCGCATGCCAACATTAGCTACTGCAACATTACTACCGCTTTGTGCGGCATTAGGTAATAGTAATCCTCCAGCAGTACTACCATCATGTATTCTAATACTATCTGCTGTGGTGTCGATTGTTATCTCACCGACTGGTCCTGTGTATCCTGCACTTACTGTGGCATTCCCACGTTTGTGCAGTATCTGTACGTTAGCTACTGCCATTATATAGTTCCTCCGTCATAGGTTACATTGGCCGCAAACGGTTCTTGATTATAGTATGCCGGTTGTATGTCTAAATCCAATGGTGCTTGGTAGTTGTCATCAAAGTATAAAGGTTGTTCTTTGTTGTCTGATTCTCTATTACTCTTAAATGTAATTTTATATTTTCTATTTTCTAAATTGCTAATTGTTAACGAGTCAAATGTAAATGTACCTCTTCCATTTGCGGCATTAGCAAAACTCACTGCATATGTATTAACTGTTATTTTGTTTATAGGATCTTGAATTGCGGCCTGCACTGCATAACCTGTTAAATTTACTGGTTTCTGGTCTTGATTCTTAAATTCGATGACGCAAGGATTATCAACTCCTTGGTAAACTGTAATTGGTCTCTGATACACAGGTCTATTCCTCGTTTTAATTGTGGGGTCGGACATATCCAAAAATTGGACGGTGTGTTTATTATCATATAAATAACTGTAGATTAGGGGCATTTAATTGTCTCGATCCTTATTGAGTATTTATCGAGATCACATGGAAGACACACATAAGAAACTTTTAGATCAATATCCTTTCATTAGTTTTATAACCTATGGCGGTAATGACTATATCGGAATCATACAAAACTTCGACGAGGTTATTACTACTATCTACGATTTTGCGGCATTGAGAACTTTGGACCAGAAAACAAGATTTTTAGAACTAGCAGATCAATGGTGGTGGGAATCTAATAGACTAGTACCAATCAATGTATTTTTAAAAGCAGATTGGGCTCAGTTCCGTGCCTGTTTAAAAACATTCAACTCTAAAGATGTAACTATAGAACATGGGCCTTATATAAGTCTTAAAGAAATCGCTAGCAAAAGAAGTAAACGTAGAAGTATTACTCTAGTTCGGAAAGTAAATTAAGATTTACAACAACTAATTGTGCGTAAGAAATTGCGTGTGCTTTTTTGAAGTAGTAACTGTCATCCTTAGGTTTAACCCAAACATCTTTAGCAACGTCTTTCCAAGTCTTACCTATCAAATGTTTTTTAGCTGGACGTATTACACTTAACAACATTGCCAATCTTGGAATACTGTCAACTGGTTCAGGCATCTTTAACATAGTATCATAATGATTGTTAATGTGTATTAATTGTTCGCAAACAGTTCTGTCACGTAGTCGAGCCCAGTCTGGCTCACGCATTAATTCAACAAGATGTTGTTCATCTCTAACTTGTTTATAAAGGTTAACATTCAATAAGTCTAGCTTCATGTAGCCACGGTCCTCAGAGACATCATAGTCTAAACTTGCCCACCCTGTAAACGGATCAACAGGAATATCAGTAGCATACACTCCTGAATTATGTTTGACCAGCTTTCCATCTCTCAGCATACTAGCAGAAGTAACATCAAGTACCTTTAACACTTGGTCTCTGTCTGCAAAATCTATATCAATGTCTGACTTAAATTTCATAGCCCTGCTTCTTTGGTTACCATCTTAACCCATTCAGTGTCTGCTAGGTAATCTACAAACTTACGTTGCCAATAGTCTGGATCTATCGTTGGCATAACCATTGCAATTTGTTCTTCGTTAAGTCTACTAAGAAATTCAACGCCGCTATCACAATTATAAACGATCCAAGGACTAACACGACCATTAACGATATGGTGAACAATGCGATTATCACTGCCAAATCTGAAATAATCTTTAAAATGTAATCCTTCTGTTTCATCTGCATACTCCTGCATTTCTGTTAAGGCACGTTCAACTGCATCATTGATTGATTCTCGCTTTATATATTGTGCAAGAAACTCTGCGTATATTGCTTCTCGGCACCAATGATCTAATTTTTTATTTTCTTTTATGACCCACTCGATAAACATCTTA